CAGGTGCGCTGTTACCTCTACACCGCCGACCCATATTGTATACATCATGATATTAACTGCTCTATTATATCCACCGACCACTCTCGCTGTATCGGGTCAGCATCATCAGGCACGCCCTCATCATCTAGCATATCTAGCACCAACAGTTGCGCCTCCTCTTTACTATTTGCCTCTACCTCTATACTGGCATTCTCTACATAATGGAAACCTACTTTATATTTTTTCATTATAAACCTCTCATTACTTGGATTGTTATCAGTGTTGCATAACCACCAATCATTAGATTAAACAACACCGCACGTATTTTATCGCGCTGTTGCTCCCGTTCAAACTGTTTTAATGCTAAATAGCGTTCTGCTGAATAATTCATGTTACACCTCAATTAAAAGTTTTTTATATTTGTTAATGTCTCTTTGAATGCGTTTTTTCTGCCTATCATTAGCGGTATAATAATCACGCATCTTTTCCCAGTATTTTATTTTTTTCTCTATTTCTAATCTATTCATAATAACCTCTTATTTTCAATTCTAAGGCTGTTTAAGCCTAACCTATAGTTACCTACTAATAAACACTAGAAAACGCCCTACAAGGGATTACAGGGCGTTCTGTGGTGCTTACTCCTATGCTACCTCAGCTTTTTCGTTGTATGAATATCTGTACTGTAATTCGTTCCACTCATTAAATAATTCGTCAGTCATTTCAAAATGTTCATTCCAGATTTCTCTATATTTTTTAGCCAGTGGTTTATAGTCTGGGTGGTCATATACCAACGATTCAAGGTGGTGCTTGTCCATAGCCCCGAAGGTTTGGTCGTAAAAGCGTTCAATCCCTTTAAGCGTTTCGTACTGTTCTTTCGCCTCCTTATAGGTTTGAATGTCCCCTGTCTTTAAGTACTCCATCTCAAGGGTTAGCTTTATAGTCTCTGTTTTTATATGTTCTTCTAAGATTAACTTCATTGTATCGAATTTTATCTCAAACATTATCGCGCTCCTTTGATTCGATTGTCATGCTCAAGGTTGTTGATGGCTTCATTGTAGCCTATGACAAATCCGAGCATTTCTTCTTTGCTGTTGAAATTCTTGAGGTCATAACCGTACTGATGCCCAAGCGTGATGCTGTACTTATTGAAAACTAAACCCTCTTCAAGTATACGCTCCCTTGTTGCTACATGGTCAAAGCCGTAGTGCGCTACACTGTTTTCAAACTTGACACATTGCCAAGCGTAAAAGTCTCTATTGTTACCGCGTAGGGAGAATGTCATTTTTTCTCTGCCCTGCTTTAACTCTTGGTCTCTTTGTTTTTCAAAGTTTTCTTTTTCGATTTCGTAGTCTGTTTTCATTTTATTTACCTATCTAGTTAATTAATATAATGAAACCCTCTCACCTCAAGAGGGCTTGATATATTAACTCTACAGTTGCTCCCCGTTATATTGCAGTTTGTGTACAAAGCCTTGACTTTCTAGCAAATCAGCCACAAGAGTTGCTTCCTTTAAAGTTATTGGCGCATTGTTCCATACTATCCAACGCTCCACATCATTACCTTTAAAACTTAAAATATAATTATCATATTTAGTTACTTCTTTTATAACCATTTTGATTGTCTCCAAGTTAAATTAGTATAATCAAGCCACCTCCTCAAGTGGCTTTGTTATATCAACTCACTTTGTATATTGCAATTACTCTACGTCTTGAACCCTCAGCAGTCCAGTCCTCGCATACACCATTGCGCACCGCCAGTACATGACCTCGAACATATACCAAGTATCTACCAGACCACCGCTTGCAAGCCGTTAAGACGTTGTTAAGTGTCTTGCCTGAGTAGATAGCTGTCTTGTCGTAATCGCGCTCTGATTTCAATTTAAACTGTTTTAATACTGAATGTTGCGTTACTTTGTGAGTACCTGTCCGAATGCGTCTACCCTCGCGTTTGTAAGCGTGGAAAGCCTTACCGTAGGAAATATCTGCGACAACCGCAACCGCTAACACTGAGCAAAAGTTTGTGTCACCGTAGTATCTGCGCCCTATCTTAGCTAGTTCTGTATAGCTATGTTTGTAATGTTTCATAAAATCACCATTAAAGTTATTCACCATAAACAACCAAGCGATTGCCTATGGTGAACAACCTTACAAGCCGATATGTTGAATGGTTGGTAGCCGTTGTTTACACCAGTGCATAAGCACCATCACCGCAAGCAAGTAACCCATATTAACCCGTTTGGTTATTCGCTCAACCTAGTATGATTTTCTAGTGCACTAAGCCATAGGCATACAGTGCAAAAGTCCAACGCTATGGTTGAGGTCACTAGCCAGTCGATTCTTGGTGTCTCTCTAACTACCACTCCTATGGCGCGGTGTAGACACTAAGTATTGCTCCCGAATCAGCTGTGTTGCTAGTGATTGGTTGCCAGACTACAGAACCATCAAACCATTGTCAACAACTTTTTGAATTTTTTATATAATTTTTTTGCATAACCTTTATAGGCTGTCATAACTAAATGTTATACCCTATGCTGGCCACTGACTGACTACGCTACAGCCCGCGCCACCACTGGGCTAGAGAGAATCCCCGCGATTAAGCACCTAACCTATGCCATTATATAGGCCGACCTAAACCCCGCTTAGAACGCATTATATTAGCTTGTAGGGATATATAACCTGAGTGCATAACATAAGCATGACAATATAACCAAATAGTATTGGATTACTGGTGTTGTTCTATGGTAGTCAATTGTTGGCTATAGGTATCCCCTAGCATACTCACTCTTACCCCGTCAAGTTTCCTTGTGACTGCCTTAAGTATCCTGGTCACTGTGGATAACCTGTGGATAACTCCTGTGCCTGTGGATAACTTGTGGATAACCTGTGGATAACTGGGGGCGGGGGGTGCGTGGGTAGCCTGAGATTGTTACGGTACCCGCCTGTATACAAAAAAAGCCAATATTCAATAAAAGGTCATAACCAAAAGTCATACCCTAAGTGTTTGTTTTCCTTATGTATTCTTAAGGCGGGGATATGTATGACCAATATAATAAAAAAGGTCACTTAAGTGGGGAACTAAATGCTCCAATCGCGGGTCTAAATTAACTAAAGAAATACCTTGACATTTAATCTAAAGTATGGTATAATATGTTTATAATATAGAGTAATTTAAAGCCTTAAGTATACTTAAGTAGTCTTAGTTATTATACTTTAATGATTATACTTTAAAGTTAAATACTAAAGCGTTCCTAAGTATTCTTAAGATAACTTAAGGAGAGTCCATTGGACAATGATAAAGCTACTCCGAAAAGGAGAAGGGGCAGACCACCGAAGTCAGAGATGGTGTCAAGAAAGAAAGGTCAGACTGGTTTGTCAAGGGGTCGCCCGAAGGGTGATGCCGCTATCATCAACGAGTACAAAGGTAGGATGTTGTCATCCCCTAAGTCTCGTAAAGTATTAGAATCAATATTCGATGCGGCACTTAACGATGACCATAAGAATCAAGCCGCCGCATGGAAGTTAGTCATGGATAGGATATTACCTACAGCGGTATTTGAGAATGATGTCGTTAAGGGTGCAGGTAAGTCAGCAATACAGATTAACATTACTGGAGTTGGTGGAGAGACCACGGTGGTGTCAAATGAAGGTAGTGTCATTGACGATGGGGAAATCATAGAGTAATGGCTAAGTATTTTAATCGTAAAGAGTTTGCCTGTCAATATACAGGTAGGAATGAAATAAGTTCTGAGTTGATTGATAAGTTAGATGAACTCAGAGAAGCCTGTGGTTTCCCATTCATAATCACATCAGGATATAGAGACGCAACACACCCCATTGAAGCTAAGAAAACTAAATCAGGAACCCATGCACAAGGTATTGCCGCAGACATTAAAGTTAACAACGGTTTACAGCGTTTTAAAATCGTTGAGGAGGCTATCAAACTGGGTTTCACGGGAATTGGAGTTGCTCGTAGTTTTGTCCATGTTGACATCCGCAGTCCTGACGATACAACCCCTTTTGTAATGTGGACTTACTAAGTGACGGAACTTAATGTTTCGCTACTACCGTGGCAACAAACAGTATTTGAAGATGAGACTAGATTTAAGGTCATAGCCGCAGGTAGACGTACAGGCAAGTCAAGATTAGCCGCTTGGATGCTAATCATCAGGGCTTTACAGACTGAACGTGGTCATGTCTTCTACGTTGCCCCTACACAGGGTCAGGCTAGGGACATTATGTGGCAAGTCTTGATGGAGATAGGCAACCCCGTCATAGCATCTAGTCATGTCAATAACTTACAAATAAAGCTAGTCAACGGTGCAACCATAGCACTCAAGGGTGCAGATAGACCAGAAACCATGCGTGGTGTCAGTCTTAAGTTCCTAGTTATGGATGAGTACGCAGATATGAAACCAGAGGTCTGGGAGCAAATCCTTAGACCTGCACTAGCTGACCAAAAGGGTGAAGCACTGTTCATTGGTACGCCAATGGGTCGTAATCACTTCTATGACTTATATACATACGCTTGTGTTGCAGAGGATGAAACCTTTGTAGGTTATCACTTTACAAGCTACGATAATCCATTGCTAGACCCTGAAGAGATTGAAGCGGCTAAGAAGTCCATGTCCGCATTTAGTTTCCGTCAGGAGTTCATGGCATCCTTTGAGGCGCAGGGTAGTGAACTCTTTAAAGAAGACTACATCAAGTTTAGTGAGGAAGAACCTGAAACAGGTGGATACTATATTGCAGTCGACTTGGCAGGATTTGCTGACGTTGCTAAAGCCACAACAAAAACTAAACGACTTGACCAAACTGCCATCTCGGTTGTTAAAGCAAACGAAGAAGGTTGGTGGGTCGCTGATATTATTTATGGTCGGTGGGGTGTTGAAGAGACTGCGCGTAAGATTTTTGAAGCTGTCCGTGACTATAGACCGACTGCTGTGGGAATTGAAAAAGGAGCATTAAAGAATGCTGTCCTACCATATCTCTCAGACATAATGAAAAAGAATAATAGGTTCTTCCGTATAGATGAACTTACGCATGGTAATAAGAAGAAAACGGACAGGATTGTCTGGGCTTTACAAGGTAGGTTTGAACACGGTGCTATAACACTTAACAAGGGTGAATGGAATACAGAGTTTCTTGATGAACTATTCCAATTCCCTAATCAACTCGTACATGATGATTTAATTGACTCACTCGCCTACATAGACCAACTGGCTAACATAGCCTACACATCGGACTATGAAGAAGAAGATTACGAATACTTAGACGCATACGCAGGGTACTAATATGTTATTAGAAGATAAAGAAGAATTTACACTGGAACAAGACCTTGAAAACTGGGTCATAGATAAATGT